CCCAGTTCATGTGGCATGGGCTAAAAGTTCAAGAACCGCGCAGACGGAGCAAACCGGCTCGTCGTCGCGCCCCGCACAGACGGCGCGATCTGGCCGAACTGCTGACCGAAGTTATAGTTTCCCAGAAAGTCGGAGAAGGTATTGGTTGGTATCTCTCCCTGCCTGAATTGCTGTCCAAGTCCTCCAAGAAACTCGTTGAATATGTTCTTGAACTGTCCCTGGAAAAAGCGTCTCTGCGTTGGCGCTTGCCCGAACTCGTCTTGGAACGAGAAATACGCCGCCTCTGGAGACCCGGCTAGTGTTCTAAGTTCCTCGTCCATGAAACCAGTGGGCAATTGCGGCGAAACCATAATTTCCTCCTAGAGCCCATATCTGAAGAGCCGCGCTACCTGCTCCGCACTCGCGTTAGGATTCTGCGCCTGCCACCTGGTTTGGAATCGATTAAAGGCATTTGTGAGAAGATCGCGTCCCACCCCGGTTGCCTGCTGAATCGTTGGCAACGAGAACGCTTCAAATGCCCCACCGGGCGTTCCAAACCTTTCTCCCAGAGCCGCTCCCATTGGATTCTCTTCTGGAAGAAACCCTGGAACAGGATTCCCCTCTACGTCATAGGTTATCCCCGGGAGAATACCCGCAAGAGTATTCAGTCGGTTTTGGAGAGCATCTCCTCTAAGGAAATTACCGCCGCTAAGGAAGTCCCCGAATTGTCCGGCGCCTCCTCCACTAATAGGTGGCTGCAAGCCGAACTGCGTTTGAGCCAGTGGATACAGGGCCGACGCCGCCTGTGACAGCGCAGGGCTTTGGGCAAATGGAGAAAGAGACAGGAATCTTCGGAAGGCCTGCGGTTGGGTTGGCCTTCCCGCGACGGTCTCTCCCCACGGCGTTGTGGCGGCCCGACCGGGTATTGGGACGTCAGCAACGGTATCTCTAGGGTATTGGCCTCTGCCAGGAACATGGTAAGAGTCCGGGGCGTCCCTCTCTTCTTTCGTAAGGTTCATTTCCATCCAGCGGTCGGCAACCGCTATAGGATCGGAAAAGCTACCTTCGGTTCGAAAAGCCTCATATAAAAGCTGAACGAACTCACCCTTTGTTATCTCCCCTGCCCTCAATCTTTCTAGCAGTTGTTGATACATTGCATTAGCCTCCTGGGCCTACCAGCCCGATGTTAGTTAGTCTCGTCGCCTCGGTCTGCGCTCCCGGCCTGGGAGTTCCCGGCGGCACCTGAGCCCCCGGATTGGAAAGATCGGACGGGGCCGCGCCCTGCCCGAACGACTGGGGAGGAGCCGCAGTCGGCGGAACTCCCGCTCCCATCTGACCTCCCGCGCCGTTGAGAAGCCCGCTCTGCTGCGCCATGCCCATTAGCTGTCCGTGCTGTATCTGGCTCTGCAACATGGCGTCTATCAGCTTCCAGTAATAGAAACCAGCAAGGTCGGACCTTCCCATGTCCTCCGACGCCTTCATGTGCGTAAAGAGAGCGGCCTCTGGAAGCATTCTCTCTGCGGTCTGCTCTTTGATCTGCGTGTCAAAGTTGTCCGTGTCCTGTATGCCCATGACCTCTTCGCGTATCCATCGATCGTGGGCTAGAGGCACCGGGCCGTCGCGCATTATCTGCGCCATGCTGGCCTTCTGAACGTCGTCCTGCGGAAGCACGGACACCATCTTGACCTCGATATCCCCGGCCATATTGATGGCGATAGGGTCTATCTCCTCCCTGAAATACTGCCTGTTCGCGTCGTACCCGCTCAGTTCCATATTGTCGAAGGAGCCGGTGGCGTACTGATCGCTCACAAGTCGGCATATCTGCTGCACGACTTCCTCGACCGCTCTTAGGCGCGGCGTGAGGATCGTCTCGATGCCTTGCCGAAGGGTCTGAATGGCGTAGCCAGACAGTTGGAACGGAAGCTCTCCGAACGCTGTGTGAGGAAGCGCCCCTCTTTGCATCTCCCCGCTTATGAGCGCAAGGAACGGCCCTAGGTCAGGCGCCGATCGAAGGAGCTCAAGAGGCTTGACCGTCTCTCCCTCCGCCGTGGATATCTCGGCTCCGCTCACCCACGGGTCTGACTCCAGCGTCTTCGTCCCGTCGGGGCTGTGAACGTCTGTGGGTGGCTTTCGCGATCGAGACGCTAGCTCCAGCATAATGCTCATCATCTGCTGGTAGTTCTTGTACACGTTGCGACCGGCCTTGAAGACCGACTCGCCCCAGTCCTTGATCGTGTCGTTAGACATCTCCGACTGTATCATCGGAACCGCGCCCACGACGTTATAGAATATGGGAATTCTTGGGGAGCCGTGCGCCTGCGGGGGCTTCAGAACTCTTGAGGCGGTGACGACGGTGTTTATCTCGTTGTCGTAGAAGTCGTAAACGTCGATTCCCTCGTCGCCCTCGCCGCTTCCCTCGCTGTCTAGGTCAACGTCGTACTGCGCCTTGATCTCGTCTCGGGTCTTCTTGAGTCGGTAGCAGGCCCACTCCAGGCCGTCGGCCCCCATCTTCCAGTAGGTGTTGAGAGGGTCCCACGGGGTGATGTCAACGAACGTAGTCTCGTCAGGCCGCTTCACCAGCATGGCCCTCCCGAAGAGAAAGCCTCTGATAGCCGCGTGGAAAGACAGTTCGTGCCGAAGGCGGGGCTTCATGAGTCGAATCAACCGCTCGTCTGCGGCGCGGAGTATCCCGAACAGGAATCGCTCCTTTGCGTCGTCCGCCTCGCGCTGTTGCTCCTGGGCGTTCGGGTGCTTGATCTGAAGAAGCATCTTGGACTCAATAACAAAGGTGATTATCTTGTCCGCGAACGTCTGGGGCTCTGAAGATGTGTAGTGGGCGTAGCCCTCTTCGGACTCCACCCCGTCATCGCGCTCCACCCCGTTAAAGGGATCGAGCCGGTACAGGGAGTAGTCCTCCTCGAACCTGACCCGCAGCTCCGCTGTCAGGTCGTCCTGAAGTTCCACCGCCCCGGATATTTCCTGTGGGCTGCGAAGAGCCATATTATGCCCTCAGTAACGCGCTTTCTTCCTTGACTTCGTTTTCGGTCTGCGTGCCGTCTTGGACTTGGGCTTTGGGTGCGCCCTGGTGCTTTTGTACGCCCTTGACTTGGTGGTGTGGGGCATATCGCCTCCTTGATGACAGAGGGATGTCTATCCCCTCTGTTCGGACTGCAACCGTGCAACCGTAGTCGTTCAGCGCCGTCGGACTGGTATGGACCTGCGATTGGTGTTCTGGGTGTATCCGAAACGATCGATAAGCCCGTAAGTCACGGCCTTTAAGGCGTCGTTGTTGGCGTCTTTCGGCACTCTGCCGACCACGTTGCCCTCTCTGTCCGTTCCCCATCTATACGCCCTTAGCTGGCCGTCGTCGGGGTTAGGAGAGGCGCCGAACTCACTTATGATACCACGGCATCCGGGATCAACGATAAGACGAGGCCCGTGGGTTATCGGGTCTATCTTCAAAAACGACTTCATCCTCTCGATGCCCTCCGGTATCCCCACCTTCCTTGAGGCCATGTGAAGGCCCGTCTGGCTCATCCAGACCTGGTACATCGGCGGCATTCCCTGATGCTGATGCACCGCGATGTCCGCCACTCCGTACTTCGACGGCTCCCTCCACCACTCGCGGTTCATGCAGATAGAGGTTATCTCCTCGGTTATCTTGCCCTTTTCGTATATCTCGTCAAATATCCTGACCTGCCCGTCTATGACGTTGGCGATCTCGACGGCATAGTAACTGCCTGAGTATCCGGGGTCAACCCAGATGTACACCGGCTCCCCTTTGACGCGCTCGACAGAGGATATATGGATGTCAGGCCGAAACTCAGGAAACACGAGCCCTCTGGGAGGCACCGGTATGCCCTCGACGCGCTCCATGAAGAAATCGTCCGAGGAGTTTCGCTCCAGATCGAGTATCTTCGGGTCGTTCCTGCCGCCGGGAAACAGAGAGGAGTTTGCGTACATGGGAAGGCGGAAGGACTTTCTGTCGTCAGCCCCGGACGCCCACTCAGCCGCCAGCATGGGGAACCACCCGACGCTCTCCTCCATAGTCCCTACGTTCAGCAGCCACGCGTTCCTTGGCGTCACGCGCCCCTGCGCCCTCTCGAAGACCGCAATATCTAACTGCCCCGCTTCGCAAAGAATAATGCCGTGCGGGGCGTCCTTGGACATCTTTCTAACGTCCTGCCCCGACTTGGTCTCGATCCTTAGACGAGGATACCTCTCCCCCGGAAACACCACCTCGATCTTGCCCGGATCGATGCGTTTTGTGGCCTTGACGATGCCCTCTCCGAAGATGGCCGTGAAGTCGTCCGATATGTACGTGAACTCCTTTTCCGTCTCCGCGTAGGAGTGCCCGATCAGCCAGTAGAGTATCGGCATTCCCTCGCCGGTGCCCTCGTTCGGGTTCTTCTGCATGTCCGAAGGCCAGCGCTTGAGAAGGAACTTCGACGCCACGACGCTCTTTCCGCCCTGCTCTCCCCCCGTCACCTGAACGAACCTGTGCGAGGTGTCCAGGATATCCCTTTGAAAGTCCGAGTTAGGCTCGAACCCGCACTGCTCGAACAGCGCCGCTATCTCCGCCGTCTGCTCAGTCATGCATGATCCCTCTTGCTTGCCAGGTAAACCAACTCGTTCCGATGCCTCCTAAGCTCCTTCACAAATGGCCGAAGCCCCGTTTCCGAGTCGTAACTGTAAGGACGGGAAAGGTTCTCCTCTACTCCGGGCTCGATAGACCCGTATGGGCTCGTCAGGCTGTCATCGTCGGGAAAGAATATCTTGATATGGTCTACCTCCCCGTGAGTAGGTTCTCCCCTGACGAACTCAGACACGTAAACCCCCATACCGGCCATCTCGGCCAGAATGTCGATCAGCTCGTGAGATATCTTCTGCTGCACTCTATTCTCCTATCTTAACCGCCTGGAGACCCATTGCCCCGTCTCCCGGCCTGTCGGAGGTATTGCTCCTCCAGGTTGAAAGGGGTCTGATACGGCCTCTGAGGCGCGGCTCCCCCGAATATCCCCGGAGTGTCCCATGTGAAGTCGAGGCCGCTACGGCCAGCCGTGGCATATGGAAGCGTTGAGGGTAGGTTCGCCCTGGATGCCTGCTGTACCAACTTCTGCCAATCGCTTAGCATCGGCCTGCCGAACACATCGTGCTTATCAAAAGACACGCTCGGAACATTGGAGAGCGCTTCCCCCAGCAGAGTCTCGGAAGGAGCGCTCTCTCTCACAATTTGTGTCGGGGAGACCGAAATTTGCCCTGTTGGCAGGTTTATACTTTTAGGATAAATCATTGTCTCAAGGTCTGAGCCAAGAGCAGTCATGGGATTTCCTATTACCTCGAAGGGCTGTTGTGTGCGTGCCCGCAGATAATCTGCGGGCTTATTATACTGTTCCACCATGTTGTCTAAAATACCACTCTGTGCGTCCAAAGGATCAACCCAAAAGGGGTACTTAGACGGCATGGACACGAAGTCCTGTGTGGCGGCGCTGGGCGGGAGCGCATACCCGCCATATCGCCAGTCTCCTTGTGGATTCAGGACACGATTCTCGTTGATAAGATACTCTTCCGGGGCGTCCTTCAGCACGTACTTGCCCGTCTTGGGATCGAGCAAAGACTTGTAGACAGACACACCCGGCTCCGAGGCGCCAGCAGACGAAGCTATGTCAAAACTGCTAGGCACCGGCGATCCGGGAAGTTGTCCTAATGCTCTGTCATAACCCCCTGTGGTAGGAACCTCCCCGAATCTGAGAAACCTCATCTGATCAGGATTAAGCCACTTTGAAAATGCCTTTAACGGCGTCGTCAAAGCCTTCCCGCTGCCTAACGTCAAAAGATCGGCGGCATCGAACCCCATAGACAGAGCCCTCTCCCACGGCCCCATCTCGTTCCAGTTATAAGCAGTTCCGGCAACGGGAACAAATCCCATCGCCGCACGGAACTGTTCGTCGGAAATATCGGGAGACACGAAAGGAGACACATTGGAAAACGCCCCGTAGACATCTTCAGGCATCCCTGTCCCAAACCCGTATCTGCCGTGGCCCGGCGCATGAGGCATATCTATTCCTCCTTCACCTCTCCGGGCAATTCCTTGAACTCCCCGGCAACCTCCAGCTCCTTCTTCTTGGGAATAGCCCTCAATTTAGCTATCAAGTCCTTCGCGCTCGTGTCCGTGACAACGACAGTGTCCTTATACTTCTCAGGATATGCCCCCTTCAAAGCGAACATCAACAAAATGTCCGACCCACGATTCCCCTGGGGGTCCTCCAACCGCGCCAACATCCGATCCTCCAACGTCTCCCTCCACCGATGCCTCGACAACTCCCACCTACCGGCAAACCCCTGAACGTCCTCCTTCCTCCAAATATACACCCGACTCCTAGAACACCCCGAAGCCTCACAAGCCCTCCCAACAGTCCCGTACCTCTCGTAAGCCTC